TTTCAACGAGCAGACCGCAGCGAAAGCGGGTATTGCAGCGAGTGATGGCGATGTGTCCTACAACATGGGCGTTAACTTCGAGTTTTAATTGCTGAAAGTGACATGAAGTATGGCGGCAGGCGCAGGACTCTGGTCTGCCGTTTTTCATGGGGCATAAAAAACAGGAAGGTGCTGCGATGAAGGTGATTCTGGCTACCAGGAACCGCTATCTGGAGTATGGTCTGCAGGCGTTACTGAAGGGGCACAGTGTGATACTGGCGAGGGAGTTTTTCCTGCCGGAGAACCGCCGTTATATCCCGGACTTTGACGAATCCTGGCTGATAATCAGTGATGGCCTGCTGGGCAGGCTGATGCGCTGTATGTTCCAGGGGCGTCATTTTCTGCAACTGGATGCGGAGTTGCTCCGTGATGGTGAGCAGATAAGTGATGCCATACACAACGGCGTCTGGACGTATAACAGTGCTGCCCGCCCGCTGACGATGTCAGAGATGGTGGTGATGTTCGGTTATGTCTACCGCCAGTCGAGACCCTGCCGCCTTGCCAGTGAGATGGGTATTAACACAAAGACGGTGAATACCTTTCTGTATACGGGAATGGCGAAAAACGGGCTGTATGGTGTGAGCGTCAGACGGCTTGTTGGTGCCTGATGGCGGTCCTGCCGGATGCGCGGCATCTTCTGATGATTCAGAAGGTGCAGATGATGAACAAAGACAGAGACCGGAGATACGGGAGAAAACGTTACACCACAGGCGCAATGTGCTTCATGCTGTTTGTGTGGCTTGGTGGTGTGCTGGCTCTTGTTGCTACAGCTGCGGTGGTAATGCAGTAAAAAAAGGGGAGCAACATGCTCCCCGACCAGAAGAAAGACGTTTGATAACAATTAGTGAGTTGTTACGTCTTGTCCAGAATATCATAGCAACACTCTGTTGCAGTGATACCGATCGCGATTTTAGCGAATTCCATCATAAATCCCCTGATTTTTAAGCCTGAAGCAGTCAAAGGAATTTCTATGCCCTATATCGATATCACCACGATGCGTGGGATGATGCCGCGCGTTGTGACATCCATGCTGCCCGAGCATTCCGCTGTACTGGCGGAGGACTGCCATTTCCGGTTTGGTGTTATTACACCAGAACGTCAGATATCCGGGGTTGAGAAAACATTCACAATTAAGCCAAAAACAATTTTTCATTACCGTGACGATTTCTGGTTTGCATGGCCGGATGTGGTGGATGTGATCCGCAGTCCGATCGCTCAGGACCCCCACGGGCGTATTTACTACACTGACGGGCGTTTTCCTAAAGTGACGGATGCGACCATTGCCACAAAAGGGGACGGGAATCACCCGACATCATCGTATCGTCTGGGGATCCCCGCGCCGACGACAGCTCCTGTCTGTACTGTTCAGCAGGGCGGTGATGTTTCTGACGATAACCCGAATGATGATGAAACCCGGTTTTATACGGAAACCTTTGTCTCAGATTATGGTGAAGAAGGTCCGCCAGGTCCGGCGTCTCTGGAGGTAACACTCCGTACTCCGGGAACTGCGGTACAACTGACGCTGGCTCCGGTGCCATTGCAGAATGCCAGTATTAAACGTCGTCGTATTTATCGTTCTGCATCAGGTGGAGGGGAGGCGGATTTTTTACTTGTGGCTGAACTGGATGCATCCGTGCTCAGTTACACGGACAAAATACCGGCGAAAAACCTTGGACCTTCGCTGGCGACATGGGATTACCTGCCGCCGCCAGAGAATATGACAGGCCTTTGCCTGATGGCTAACGGTATTGCCGCCGGGTTTGCCGGTAATGAAGTGATGTTTTCGGAAGCGTATCTGCCGTATGCATGGCCGGAAGTGAATCGTCACACGACGGCAGAAGATATTGTGGCTATCTGTCCGCTCGGAACATCACTGGTGGTGGCGACAAAGGGTGAGCCTTATTTGTTCAGTGGGGTCTCACCGTCCACAATTTCTGGTTCCAGAATCCCTTCAATGCAGGCGTGTCTGAGCAGGCGGAGTATGGTCGCGATGGAGGGCTTTGTGCTGTATGCAGGAACAAATGGCCTGGTGTCTGTTGATGCAAACGGTAATGCCGCTCTGGCGACGGAACAGATTATTTCACCGGAACAGTGGCAGAGTCAGTTTAATCCGGCCTCCATTGTGGCTTATCCCTGGCGTGGTGAATACATTGCCTGTTACACGAAACCGGATGGTAAGCAGGATGTGTTTGTCTTCAGCCCGGCGAACATGGATATCCGGTACCTCAGTACGCCGTTTGACTGCGCATGTGTTGACCTGGTTAACGATGTTATGCGGGTGGTATCAGGACAAAACATGTCTGCGATTGCCGGAGGGAGTTTGCCGTCGACAATCAGATGGCATTCAAAGGTATTTTCCCTTCCGGAAAGAACCTCTTTTTCCTGTCTCAGTGTGAAGTCTCCGACGCCAGAGCGGGTGGGAATTACTGTGCTGGCTGATGATGTGCCGGTGATTCACCTTGCACCAGGAAGCTTTTCAGGACGCGTTGTGAGGTTACCTGCTGCAACCGGGCAAAACTGGCAGATGCTGGTTTCTGGTTTTGGTCAGGTTGAACGTATCACACTCAGTACATCGATGTCGGAGCTGCCGGTATGACAAAAAAACCGTGGCGCGCAGGAAAGGATTTATCTGCGGTTGTGGAAAATATGGAGATTGGCACAGGGCAGCGTGGAGATGGTCGTCATGCTTTTGTAACCCGTGAAGAGCTGGTTGGTCTGAAGCTTGCCCGTCGCCGGGCTTCAGGAGGTGTCTCATACGCCCTGAATCCGGGGATCGAGATTGACAGTAGCCTGATGGTCGTTGATTTCCCCTCGAAGCCGCAGAATTTTAAGGCTACCGGGGGATTTGGTTCGGTGCTTCTTGAATGGGATATGCCGAATTATCGCGGTCATTCACTGACTGAAATCTGGCGGGGTACGGAGGATGACCTTTCGGATGCGGTGCTGGTTGCCACGACGCCGGGGCAGGTTTACGGTGATCCGGTTGATCCGGGCTGGTCGGGATTCTACTGGATACGCTTTGTTAATGCAGCGGGAGTGAAAGGGCCATGGAACGCGGTAAAAGGCACTCCCGCACAAACCCAGATAAGCGTTCAGGCCATTATTGACCAGATCAAGGAGGAGGCTGCAAAGTCACCGGTGGTGGAAGAGCTGCGTAAGGAAATAAAGAATGCTCAGGGGCAGGCAGTAAAGGACGCGGCAATCGAGACGACGGAAGTTGTGGGTAATCTCAGGGAAGAAACACTGAAAACTATCGGTGGTATTGATACCCGTGTTACGGGGATGAATAAGTCAACCAGTGAAGAGCTTAATAAGGTAAATGAGCGCATCACTAAGGTGGATAAAGAAGGCGGTGAAGCTTTCCTGGCCATGTGGTCAAAAAAGACCGGCGTTGAGGGAATTACTGCGGGGATCGGAATTGTTGCAGGAAAAGATGGTGAAGGGAAGCCGGTAAGCCAGGTTGCAATTTCGGCATCGCAGTTGTTTGTCTTTGACCCGAACAACCCGGATAACACAGCCTATCCCTTTGCGGTGTCAGGTGGAAAAGTTGTTATTCCCAAAGCGATGATTTATGACGCGGTGATTGAAACACTGGTGTCGCGGAAGGTTGTGGCAGATGAAGTAAAAGCCGGGGCAAGTATCACGTCGCCTGTTATCCGTAGTGCTGTTATTCAGAACGGGAACTTTCAGGTTGATTCTCAGGGTAACCTGAATATTGGTGGCCTTTTTAGTGTTACGTCGCAGGGGCAACTGACAATTCGTTACTCTAATCAGAATGTGGGGCTGGTGATCCGCAATGATAAAATTGAAGTTTATGACCAGAACGGACGCCTGGCTGTTCGCATAGGCAGGTTAAGCTGAGCCGGAGGCTGACATTGGCAGAATATGGTTTTGCAATATACAACAGAAATAATGTTAATGTTACGGGCGTGCTTACTCCCATATTTTTCCTGGACAGGTTTACGGCGGAGTCGGGATCAAAAACGTATACGAATAAACCAGAAGGGAAAACATTACAGGCAGTCTGTTCATTATTTCCGTGGAATAATGTATTTAAGGACCGGAAAGTACCGAAGATAACCATTAATGGCAATACGGTGACATGGTCGAATCTTGAGCAGGGGATGGGGTCATATATTTATACATTCTGGGGGTGAGTTGTATGTATGGTTTAAGCATTACGAAACCAGATGGCAGCTTGTGGATAAGCCCGGGGTTTACGCCTCAGTGTCTGATCAATAAGGGAACTATTCCGGCGACTGAGAAGGCTTTTTTTAAAACGTCAATCCCGTCAGGAAAAAGTTGTTTTTTCTTTATCAGAACAGAGAAAAAGGCCGATGTTATGTACACGCATGAACAAATTGATGGATATCATGCCTTAAGGCTTCATCAAATTGTCAGGGGAACGAATCCCGGTGTTACGACTGTTTATGCTTTTGCGAATATGGTTACTCAACCTTCTGAGTATGGTATCGCCATGTATAACCCGTCGGGTGAGATGATTTACCATGGCGAAATGATGCTGCTTGACGCGAAGTTAATACCAGTTGATATCAAGTTTGAGAAGGACCTTGGATATCCATGCGCAATTATGCCTGCACTGGTTGGATATTATAACTGGAAACGAACACCTTATGACCGACCGATTTACACCACATCCACTGGTGCTACAGGAAATAAAATATATTCCTGTGAGCATTATTCCGGTGGTGCAACATGGGATATCCGAAAGCCGTATATAGATAAAGTTCTGGTTATTAATTCCTCAATATATGATTAGCGTAAGAAAAACTTTAATAGTGTAAAACGAAAGCGTTCCTTTCAGACATCGCATCCTTTAATTCAGAGAAATACTTAAAATGAAAAGTATCATGAAATTTTTTGCGTGTGCAGTTCTGGTGATGAGTTGCTTAACTGCACAGGTAAATGCAGCATCAGGCGATAGTACGGTATCTCTCGGGTTTGCACACATACGCTTCCCCGGGCTGAAGGATTTTGTTAGAGACGCGGGTGTTTATAACCGGGATACGTTCAGGAATGTTGTAAACGTAAACCATTTTAATTCATCAGCTGAATACGAAAATGCTATTGCCCGGGGGCATGACGGCACAGCCAAAAGCCCCCTGGGGATGAGCATCAGGTATCGTTACGAGATAACTGATGAACTGGGTGTTATAGCCTCTTTTACATGGGCGCGCTCCATGACTAATGCGCAGGCATTTATTGATGTTAAGCCTTCCGATCCATCACGAGAGGTAAAAAACCCGGCAGCTTCAGCGAGAACTGATATCAGGGCTAATTACTGGAGTCTACTATCCGGTCCTTCGTGGCGGTTTAACGAATACCTCAGTGTGTATGCAATGGCTGGCATGGGGGTTGCAAAAGTCACCACTGACTTGAAAATTAACGACAATCTTAATCATGGTGCCGGTAGTTTTTCTGAAAGTAACAGCACCAAAAAAACGTCTATTGCATGGTCTGTCGGCGCGCAATTTAACTTCAATGAAAGTGTTACTATGGACGTCACTTATGAAAGCTCAGGCTCTGGCGACTGGAAAACTGATGGTTTATTTGCAGGCATTGGCCTGAAATTCTGAGTAATACCCGACAACATGTCATAACCCGCTGTGATGGCGGGTTTTTTGTTGCCCGTGCAGGGCAAAAATCGTAGATTATGCGCGGGTGCCTTTCGGCTGATGGCTGGAGGGAGAACCTGAAGGCCTGATGTGGAAAGGCCCCGAGTCAAACATTTTGTTTAACCCGAGGCCCTAACCATCATACCTTAAGCAAGTAGAAGGTTAGCGCCTCTCCACTCAGGAGGCAAGCGCTATGTCGCAAAAATCGCTCATCACCGTCACAATTTGTATGACGGTAATCTTCACCATCTGGATGTTACACGGCTCGTTGTGTGAGTTCCGGCTGAATTTGTGGGGAGCGGAGTTTGCGGCGTTCTTACAGTGTAAGCAGTAGGAAAACCGCGACGGGGACGAAAGTCCCCGTCAACTGGTTGCTGAGGTTCAGCCGATATGGCACCCGTTTCTGGTGAGAGAATGGACGACACAATTCTCCGGTATATGCAGCGTGTTGTGAGAAATTCCCGCAACCCTGAATTTATGAATGAAGTTAAAGACGCCGGCCTTAAAAAGCAGGCGTTTTGCTTTGAGGCACCGGATGGTTTTCTGGTGCTGCGTTCTGTGCTCAGTGACGATGGTATCCCTTATGTTCTGGTGTTACTGGGCGTGTGTACGGGGAGTAAGAGTGTTGAGCGTTATCTGCCGGAGGTGAAGACATTAACCCGCCTGGCTGGCGGACGCTGGGCCGAATTTCATACGGCAAGACGAGGATTTATCCGGCTGGGAAAACGTCTGGGCTTTGAGCGAATGCCGGATGATGAGGATGGCTTCATGGTGTTCAGGATAGCAGTCTGACTGCCACTGTATTCATCATCGAGCGTAAACCCACATTGCAATTCACATTCTGACCCTGCTCCGGCAGGGTTTTTTGTTATCTGAGGAGCCATTATGGGCGGAAGTAAAGGTGGTGGTGATACCAAAGTAAAACCAACAGCAGCGCAAATAGCACAGGAAGAGGTGGCCTGGAAAGGGTGGCAGGATTACAAAAATATTCTCCGTCCGGCAGAAGATAACTTCATGAAAAAGGTCGATGACCTTAACAGTGAGCAGCAGTACGAAAATATCGCAGGCACAACAAATCTTGGGTATCAGAAACAGTTTGGTGAAGCGCGAAGGGAGCTGGCGGGTAATCTTGCTCAGTCCGGCGTTGACCCATCCAGTGGTCGTTTTAATGCAGTAATGGATGCAAATCAAAGCGACCAGGTGATCGGGCAGATTGACACGACCACACGGGGGCAGGTATCGCAGGCAGATAAATATATTGCCGGGCTACAGGATGTTGCGGCTCTCGGTTCCGGTCAGAAGGCAGATGCGTTACAGAGTTTTAACTCCCTGGCTGACAGCAGTCTGGCAAAAGCCAAATCGGATGCACAGGCGGCGTTTACGAAACAACAGGGGCGAGCTTCTCTTGTTGGCGCTGGTCTGGGAGCTGTAGGTGCGTACGCGATGCATAAGGCTGGCGGTAACGGAGGTGGTGGCGGCGCTAAAACGCCAGGCACCGGCGCTAATGCTATTCAGCATCAGGCTCAGAACTGGAGACTGTAATTATGGAGTATGGCAAATACGAAACTCTCGCAAGGGCTGGTTATTCAGGCGCAGCCCGCCCACAGGGTGACTGGCAGACGTCAGCAGCGCTGACACGCCAACAATACGACGACTGGCGAACCAGATATTTGCCCCGCGTGGCAAGGCTGGCTGACCTTGGCGAGAACAACAGCCTGATGAATGCGCAGCTTGCCCGGGTGGGCGGCCTTGCCACTTCCAGTCTCCGTACAGCGCAGATGGCGCAGGATAACCAGATGGCGAGATACGGGGTAAGCCGCCCGGATAATCCCAACAGTAACACACTGGGTTTGCGTAATGCTCTGGCAATTGCTGGCGCGAAAAATGGTATCCGTGAAGCAGAGCAGGATCGCCAGATGAACATACTGACGGGGGCTTCTGCACCTGCAAGACAACAACTGAGTGTTGGCGGAAAACTGGTGTCAGCGTAAGGGGGCAATATGGGATACGGTTTACTGGATATTGCGAATCAGTCGCGGCGTGAGGCATTACAGGGAATAAGTGATGCCGACAGACGACGTGAAGAAATTGAGGCCGCGAACAAACAGATGGCGGCGCAACAGAAAGCGCAGAACAAACAGAATATCGGCACGGGAATTGGTACGGGTGCAGCTATGGGCGCTGCTGTTGGTGGTCTCCCCGGTGCGGCTATTGGTGCTGTCATAGGTGGTATTGCTGGTTCTTTGTTTTAAGGAGTGGTGAATGAGCGGATTTGCACAGGGTTTACTTGCCGGATTCAGCACGGTTGACCAGGCAATGACCCGTCGTAAGGAACTTGGTTTGCGAGAAGCACAGCTTGCTCAACAACAGAAAAATAACGAGCGCGATTTTGAATTTGCACAGTCGCAGTTTGAACATAATAAAGACGTTGATCAGCGGAACTTTGATTACAGAGCCAAAGTCGACGACCGTAATTATGCACTGCAGGAAAGGGAGTTTAACGCCAACCAGAATTACCGGAATGCGTCGCTGGGTATGGAGCAGCAGCGACTCCGGATGCAGAAATACAACCAGCGACGGCTTGAGTATAACGATATGCTGGCGCGCGATCAGCCTGTGATGGCGGCGCTTGGAAAGGCTGTGGATGCTGGCGATCGGGATGCAGCAATGCGTCTTTACGGCCAGTTGTCAGAGGGTAATCCGCTGAGGCTGATGGCGAATGATGGCTATGTAGCGAAAGCGGGTCAGGCCGTGAACAACCTGCAAAAAATCTTTGATGACAAGCCGGACAGGGCGATCGCTTCACTCAATACCCCGGAAAATCTCGATGTGCTTTCCGGCGTGTTTGCCCCGGAACTACAACAGCGTATTGGCATGCCTGATTCAACCGGGGAAAAAACGATAAAAGGGGCCAGGATTGGCAGTATCGTACCGGCGCAGCAGGAAGGGTACGTACTTATTGGCCTTGATCTCACATACAGCGATGGCTCCACCGCGCATAAACCTGTAACAGAATACGGCAGTGCGCACCCTGATGATCAAACCGTGCTGGCGATACCCGTTGATAAGGCTATCGCTCAGGTCAGGGATCGCAGCAAATTTGCAGAGATATCGAAAAATTATGGTTATTTTATGCCGAAGCAGCAGGGACTTTCTCTGAAAGAGCTTCAGAAGGGGGCCAGCAACGTAGCGGCGGACGCGATCAAGAATGGCGGTAATGCACAGGCTGCGGTGGATGAATATTATGCTGCAACTGGTTCACCGCAACATCAGCAGAAAATTCAGCAGCAAAAAATTCAACAAGGGATTACCAGTTGGGCGGGTGATGATCCGGATAAGCAGGCATTCGCCAGAGAAGTTGCTTCCCGTCAGCCAGAAATGCTGGAGCCTCAGAATCAGAAATTGCTGGAGAACGGGTATGCGAATTTTCTCCGTATTCAAAAGGCCAGGGGGGAACAGGCCAGAGATGATAGTGCGGCCTCTGCATCTGAGTTTATCCGTGGTCTGAAACAGAATTACGCGCAGTAATTCACCATTCCCGTTAATACTATTTCCTGATACCCGGTCATTGTGCCGGGTTTTTTTATGGAGTCTGTATGGCTTATTCCGATGAACAGCGCCCTGAAGCGCAATTTGGCAACCAGAACCGCAACAGCCTGAACATTCAGCTGCCGGGCGAGACTGACAGCTATGATGCGTTTTTCTCCGATCCCAATCGCTGGAAGGACAACAGCACGTCGTTCAGCCTGGGCGATGTATTGCCAACTATGGGGAAAGGTGTCGCCCAGTCCGTCCGGGGGGCAGGGGAAATGGCCCGTGGACTCGGTGATGCGATGATTCAGAACCCGGTAAAAACAGGGGCGCGTATTTTAAATGAGTTCAGCCGTATGGGGCTGCCGGGAGTCGCAACTGTTCAGGATATTTTTGTCGGTGGCAGCAAGGGGGCGGATGAGGTCATCGACACTCTGCCTGATGGAAAAAATGCGGTTACTGATACTGTCGGTAAAGGTCTGAAGGTCACAGGCAAGGCAGTCAGTGGCGGCGCTAAAGCCTCGGATGAATGGCTGACTGGCAAGATGTCGCCGGGGGCGCAGCGGGCGCTGAATACACCGATGACTGAAGGATATGATGATTCTGCGGTCTGGGTGGCGAAGGGCGTAAACCTGATTGGTGCCCTTGTACCTGATATGGTTGCAGGCGGTGTGACTAAAAAGCTGGGTGAAGTCACTCTGCGAAAAGTGCTGACCGCCGGGCTGGAGAAAAAATACATTGCGGCAGGGATGCAGCCGGAAAGAGCTACCGCACTGGCAGCAGAAGCTGTCGATAAAAAAATGCCGGATTTATTCCAGGCAGGCCTGATCACCCATTCCTCAGCCAGCGCACAGGGGCAGAGTGCAATGGCAGCAGCAGACTCTGTTCTTAACGCGGATTACTCTGAGCTGGCGAAGTCCCCGAAATTTCAGCAGACGTTTTTGTCAATTGATGCAGATCCGCAGCACGCACAGCTTACTGATCGCCAGAAAATGGATCTGGCAAAAGAGCGTGTTGCCGATGAGGTGCGCGCGCAGCTGGCAACCGATCCTGAATTGCTGGCTGTGAATGCCATGGCGGCAAAACTGGGCGATGCTCAGTTGTTTAATCTGGCGATGCGGGGCACGGCGAAGACCGTTAAAAGCGGCATTGTCAGAAATGCCACGGAACAGGGGACGATTAATGCGGCGCAGGGCGGCTATTCGCGTTACCAGGAAAATATGACGTTGCGTGAGACTGCCGGAATGGATATATCACCATGGGAGGGGGTAGCTGACGCAACGATCGAAGGAGCCGCTCTTGGTGCAGCGATGGGCGCACCGTTCGGTGCGGTTGCCGGATATCGTGGAAAACGTCAGGCCGCAGAAGAAACCGCCATGCGTGAGGCTGAAGTCGTACAGCAGGGTGAAGCAGCCCCGCAACCCGAACCGGCTGATCCGGTGGCACAGCATCGCGAATCCATGCAGGGCATGAATCGCGAGCAACTTCTGGAACAGTATGCTGATGCGGATATGGCACCTGAGGGAGACACGTCTGCCGTTCATCGCCGGGAAGCCGCCAGCCAGCTGTTAAATGAACTGGATGAACAGGCGAAGCGACAGGCGGTGATGGATGAGCTGAAGGCGAAGCCGCGCCCTGAACTGCTTGAGGAATACCGAAAACTCAGCCTGAAGGAAGGGCGTACTGATACTGAAGAGCAGCAGTTACAGGCTATCCGTGATGTGCTTCGCCCTCAGCAGGAGGCCAGACCGGAGGCACAGCCACAGCCGGAAAATGCGGATGATGGCGACGGGAGTATTTACCCGACGGTGCGGTTCCGCGATCCGGATGAAGTTCGTATTGAAATTAACGGGAGTGGTGCGTCCAGACCAGCAGAACGCATTGAAAAGGTGCGTCCGGACAACCGTTATTTCACGGATGAAAAAAGTGCTCTGGGGAGCGACGTTTTCCGCAATGCCAGCGCCACCGGCCTGAAACCGTCCGTAGTGAAGAAAGGCGAGAATCAGTATGCCGTTGAAATGGATAATCCTGCGTTCTCTGAAGATGTGGCAACGGAGACCATTAACACCCTGGCTGACGGAGAGCGTATTGCTGATGCTGAACCGATGGAGCAGCCCGCGTTCATGCGTGACCCGCGATTCCGTGGTTTCACGGGGGATGATACAGAAGTGCAGGCCCGCCTTGCCCGTGGCAACGCGCCGACGGCAGAGGAGCTTGTACGTTCACAGATGGCTGAAGGTGATGCCGGTCCGACAGCACAGGAGTTAACTGAGCGTCCACGCCTTCCCGCTCCCGGCGATATTCATCCCGGACAGGGATATCCGTTACCAGGAGAAGTGGCGCGTACGCCGGATGAAAATCAGGCCGGACGTGGTGGTCGTTTTACCACAACCGGTGAGGTGAAGGGCCAGAGTTTCCAGAAAGGACGTGCGCAGGCACCGGAAAATGCCGCTGGTCGCCAGGGGGAAATACTGGAGGGCGAACCGGTTCGTCGTGGTCTGCCATCACCGGATGAGCAGAACGCCACAGCACCAGTGCGTGAAGGACTTCCTGCACCTGAACAGCGTGGGGTTGATATGCCACATCCTGAATCACTCCCTCGTATGGTTCGTGACTCCCTTCCGGAACTGGCACAGCAGGCAGAAGCGCGCAGACAGACCGGGGATAATCGCCAGACCATAACCGATGTTCCGGATACTGAGGTGCCGGTGCCGGTAGATAAACCGAGCACTCACCAGCAGGCGCGTGGTGCAAAAATTGAAGACTTTGGCGAGGAGATTAAGGGCGCGGCAAAACACCGTTATGCACAGCTTGCCGAAACACTGGGTAAAACGCTGGAAGACAGGGATTATTTCACGCAGCCGCTGAGCAAAGTGTTCCCGAAACCGGACTATGCAAAACTGGCGAACGAAGGGGCCGACGCTGACACACTGGCAATGATTGCGCTGTACCGCAGTGATATTCCCGCGAAAACGAAACTCAATGCGGTGAAGTGGGTGGAGAGTGTAAAGAGCATCCGCACAAGCGTGGCGGGAATGCTGGAAGGAAAAGTGACTGCCGGACGGCTTGCTGAGTGGATGGAGGGAAGAATGCCTTCCCGTTATGCGGATACCTGGCAACTGTTACGCACGCTGCCACCTTCACAGATGGACAAGGCTTCTGCTTATCGGGTGGTATCCGGTGTGTATCAGGCGGCCGGAGGGAAGCGTTACGATCCGCCACAGAAACTTTATTCACTGCGCAATAAGGACAATAAGGGGAGTAACCTCTTTTTCTCGGAAAGCAGGGATGAATTACTGACAAAGGCGAAAGCCTGGTTTGCAGAGCAGGAGGAAAAGTCACGGGCGAAAGGTGATGAAAAAACAGCACCGTCACCAGATGACAAAATCAGCTTTGACGTTTACCGGAATACCCGTAGTGGCGATATTTTTATCGCTTACGGCAAAAACAAAATGCGGGTGAGAGGTGGTTTTAAGTCAGCCAGTGATGCGCGTAAGTACATTGATTCACATCGTGATGAGCTTGTTCGTCATGTGAAGGAGATGCGGGAGATTTCGCGTGAGGAGCAGCGTAACGCCACTAACCGCGACCGCACCGGACCAGAACGCCGCAAAGGGGATGTTTCGCCGGAGCAGTTCAGTGATGCGTTTGGTTTCCGTGGTGTGCAGTTTGGTAATTATGTGGAAGGTCCGCGTCGTCAGGCTGATTTGAACCGGGCTTATGACTCGCTGCATGACCTGGCTGACGTGCTGAACGTTCCGACAAAAGCGCTTTCCCTGAATGGTCGTCTTGGGCTTGCTTTTGGTGCCCGTGGTAAGGGTAAGGCGGCGGCACACTATGAGCCGGGTGAGGTGGCAATCAACCTGACAAAAGGTAACGGACCGGGGGCGCTGGCCCACGAATGGTTCCATTCACTGGATAATTATTTTGGTCGTTATGATGTTTCCACTGACGGGAAGATCACGTCAGGTGGCGACTATATGACGGAAGCACAACGTGCCGGGCGCGTATTTAAAGACGGCAGATATGTTGATGCGGAATATCCGGTACGTCAGGAGGTTTACGACGCGTTTAAAGGCGTGATGAAAGCGATCAACAGCAGTGACATGCCGCGTCGTTCAGCGCTTCTCGATGAGGTGCGCTCAAAACCGTACTGGTCAACGGATGTTGAAATGGCGGCGCGTGCCTTTGAGCGTTATGTTCAGGATAAAGCGCGTACGGCTGGCGTGGAGAATGATTATCTGGTCAATATCCGTAAGGCACCTGAGCACAACACAGATAACACCTGGGCTTATCCGACGAATGCGGAACTGGATGGCGGTATTCGTGATGCATTCGATCACCTGTTCAGTACGCTGAAAACCCGTGAGACGGACAAGGGCGTTGCGTTTTATTCCCGTAAGGGCGTGACCCGCACACCTGAAGGCAATCTCATTTCGGATGTTAACCGCAGTGCGGAAGCCAAAGGCAGCCCGGTCCCGCAGGTTGAAGCGGTTGCCCGTGGCGTGATGAGTGGCATTAAGGACAGTGACCTGAAGGTCCGCGTGGTGAAGTCACAGAAAGAGGCTGAAGCGCTGGCGGGTGAATCGTTCGACGGTTACGGCAGGGTGCATGCGTTCTATCGTCCGGATAAACGTGAAATTGTCCTGGTGGCGGATAACATTCCTGACGGGCGGACCGTTCGCGAGAAGCTGCGTCACGAGATTATCCACCATGCAATGGAGCATGTAGTCACGCCAGCGGAATATCAGACGATTATTAAGACCGTGCTGAAAACCCGTGACAGTGATAACGCCACCATCCGTGAAGCCTGGCGTAAGGTTGATGCGTCTTATGGTAAGGAATCACCGGAAGTGCAGGCGGGTGAATTTCTGGCACATATGGCGGAGAAACAGCCGAATAAATTTGTGGCGGCGTGGGAGCGTGTTGTTGCCCTGGTCAAAGGGGTACTGCGTCGCACGGGGTTACTGAAGCCGACAGAGCTGAACGATATCAGACTTGTTCGCGAAACTATTCGCACGTTAGGCCAGCGTGTGCGGGAAGGTTACACGCCGCGTGAGGATGGCGCGGGCGCATCGTCTCAGTACCCCCGTAGTGGTAAACCTGATCCGTTCAAAGTGCCGGAAGGTGAGGGCGAGCGTTATCGTGATGACCTTGCCAGAATGATGAAGTCGTTACGTTCTGGTGCAATGACTGCAAACATCGGGCGTACGCCGCCGGTATTGCGCCACCTTGGCGCACCAGATTTGCCGCTGGTTATCTCCCGCGACACTGTGCGGAAGGCAACCAATGGAGTGAAACATGTGGTGCCAATGGATGTTATCGAGAGACTTCCTGAGCTGATGCACGATCCGGATGCAATTTACCGTTCCGCGACAGAAAGAAATGCGGTTGTGATGCTGCTTGATGCCGTGGATAAAAATGGTGATCCGGTGGTGTCGGCAGTGCACATGAAGGCAACAGATAAACGAATAGAAATTAACAAGGTGGCTTCTGTATATGGAACAAAAGGGGGGATGAACAAAGCTAATAGCCTGGATAAAGCAGGTTTGACGCTTTACCGGAAGGAAAAATTAAGCCGCGATAACCCTCAGTACAGTGGGCTTCAATTGCCCAAAGAGGAGCGTTCTTATCGCGGCTCTGTAGATAAAATACTCTATCCTGAAGATATTCGCAAGGGGCCGTATTACTCCCGTACCAGCAGTCTGACACCGGAAGAGACAATTGCATCGCGTTTTGTGCGTCAGATGCAGGATAAATTCCAGGTGCTGAAAGCTGTTCAGGAGAACATCCGTAAAACTGGCGGAAAAATAGACGACAGTAACAACGCTTATATGGCGGAAGAACTCTTCCACGGGAAGGCGGAAAACGACCTGAACGTGATGAAGGAGCGCTACGTTCAGCCACTGGCTAAATTACTGGCGGACTACAAAATTGCGCAGGCCGATCTGGATGAGTACCTCTACGCCCGTCACGCGCCGGAACGTAACGCGCATATCGCGAAAATCAACCCGAAAATGCCGGACGGCGGTTCGGGGATGACCAACGCGGAAGCGGCGGAAATCATGCAGCGTGTACGTAACAGTGGCAAACAGGCACAGTATGACCGTCTGGCAGGGATTATTGACGATATGCTGGCCCGTCGCCGTGAGCTTATCCGTGAGGCCGGACTTGAAGAGAGTGGTGTGGTGGATGCCTGGCAGAACGCCTACCGTTACTACGTTCCCCTGAAAGGTCAGGATATTGACGGTGTGGTGTCACTGCCCCGTACAGGTAAGGGCTTCACTATCGGCGGACGTGAAAGCAGGCAGGCCATGGGGCGTGCATCCCGTGCACAGTCTCCGTCCACTCAGGCGATACAGGATTTGAGCGAATCGCTGATCCGCAATCGCAAAAACGAAGTGGGTAACGCCTTCCTGAAACTGGTGCAGGATAATCCCGATAAGGATTACTGGCAGGTATTCACTGATGACAAACCGGACACCATGCGGGCGATTGCAGAGCGTGTTGATCCGGAAACCGGCGAAACCCGTCGCGAAGTTGTTGAACGTCCGGTGCCTATGGCAATGATGGCGGATCGCTACTTCACCACCAAAAAGGACGGCAAAACTTACTACATCAAACTCCATGACCCGCGCCTGATGCGTGCGATGAAGAACATGGGGCCGGAAACCAGTAACGCCGTAATCCGTACGCTGGGGAAAGTTAACCGTTTCCTGGCAACGGTGAACACGTCGTATAACCCGGAATTTCTGGTCAGTAACTTCATCCGTGACGTGCAGACGGCGGTGATGAACCTGAAGGCTGAGCAGGGAAGGAGCGACGGTAAACTGAAAGGGCTGGATAACTTATCCGCCCTGGCTGTGGTGAAAGACAGCCGGTCTGCCATGTCTGCCGTATACGCCAGTCTGCGTGGTAAAACCCTCACGGGCAACGGTGCGCAGTGGCAGAAGGTGTGGAAAGAGTTTGTTGAGGACGGAGGTAAAACCGGCTGGTTTAACATGGGTGACCTTGAAGGCCAGCAGAAGGAAATGGATCGCCTTGTATCGCTGGCGAAGGGAGGATGGAAAGGCCAGAGTATCGGTGCATGGAATTCGTTCCTTAACCTTGTCGAGGATGCCAACGGGGCGGTTGAAAACGCTCTGCGTCTTTCTGCCTATAAACACGCCCGTGATGCTGGTTTGTCACGCCAGCAGGCGGCGTCTCTTGCCAAAAACATGACGGTGAACTTTAACCGTCGTGGTGAGCAGGGAGCGCTGATGAACTCGCTGTATATGTTTGCCAACGCCAGCATTCAGGGGACCGCAAACCTGGTGAGAACGCTCGGACATCTTAATGGCGACGGGCCGTTACCGGAGCGCCTTCGCTGGAAGAATCTCAATGTACCGCAGAAAATCGCGCTTGCAGCTGTGGGAGCGGGTTATCTGCTTGGCTCGCTTAACCGCAGTGTTGCGGGGGAGGATGATGACGGGGTTAACTGGTATGACAAGGTGCCGTCTCATGTGAAAGAGCGTAACCTCGTCATTATGAAATCGGTGTTCGGGGGCAAGGCCGGAGAGTACTGGAGTATTCCTCTGCCTTACGGGTACAACGTTTTCTTCCTGCTCGGGCATACTGCTGAAGGTGTGGCAGCGGGCGACCTGACTGCTTCACGTGCTGCCGGTAATGTTGTCGGTGGTATCCTGGGGGCATTCAGTCCTGTGGGCAGTGAAACGTCGGAAACACTGTCCGGGGCATTGCTGAAAAATGCAGCGCCGACCATTCTGCGTCCGTTTGCGAACCTTGCCATGAATGAAAACTTCATGGGGGCGCAGATTTACCAGGAGAACATGCCATTTGGCACACCGAAACCGGACAGCCAGCTGGGCAGACGTTCAACGCCTGAGGCGTACAAGGCGTTTGCATCCTGGCTGAATGCGTTCTCAGGTGGTAGCCAGTATCGTCCCGGCGCGGTGGATATCACACCGGAATCGCTGAAATTCTGGATTGACTATATCTCCGGAGGGACAGGGCGCTTCATTTCCAAAACCACAGATGCGGCGGTGAAATCGCTGAACGGTATTGATATACCGGAGCAGCAGGTGCCCTTCCTGGGGAAAATTTCGGGTGAGGTGATGCCGTATGCTGACCAGCAGAAGATGTATGACCGGATGACGGAGGTTGCGCAGTACCACGCAGAGCTGAAGAGTCTGACCGGTGCAGAAAGAACGGCATTCATTGACGAGAACAACGGAAAATTGTCGATGAACGGGCTTATGCAGGATACCCGGAAGAGACTGAAGGATTTGCGTAAACAGCGTGATGCCATTTACGCCGACAGTACTCTCAGTCTGGCGCAGCAGGCGGCGATGGTGAAATCGGTAGAGCGGGATATGAAAATTGCCGTGGATCGGTTTAACCGCGAGTACAACAAAAAAGTGGGAGTGGATTAACAGAAATGGCCCCGTACGGAAGTGCGGGGCTGATATAAAGTCACGCATGGAAATATTGTAGATGAACTGAACAGTTAAATTCGGATAATGTTGTGATGTTGATCAGAAATTACAGTGTAAGCAGATGTGAAACAGCAAGTCTGATTGAGGGTAAGTTTTTTCTGATGTCTGTTCCGGCGGTGTAGGCGTGGGCCTGAGTAAGTATGCCCAGAATAATGTAAGACAAATCCTAAAGTTATTAAATTAATTTTTAAATTTATTTTCGGAATATCCTGAATGAGGTCGTAATTAATCATATTTCTTTATGAGTGTGAGGTGTTGCGGCTGATTTGTATACAGATAATTTAACAGGATATCCATAATGAGTAAAAAATTCACAAAGACACTTCTGTCATCTTCTCTGGTAGGGCTTCTGGTTGTGAGTGCTGAGGGTTTCGCACAGGCATCAGTATATCCGAAAGACTCGCAGTATAGCGTTTTAGTGGATGACGCGAAACAGGATGTATTCGGTAGCAAATTCAAAGTTTATTACAGTAAGTCATCTCACCGGGGAGTTGTGCGATATGTGCAAAATGGAAAAGATAATGTTCTATTTCACTTCGGTGATGACGGCAATATTTTGGTGCTGAGCAAGGATGGGCAAATAGGATATACCGTCCATGAGCCTGTGTTGAAGGACTTTGCCCGTATGGCTGAAGGTCTTAAAGTTGGTAAAGGCCATAAGCTGGAGCTGGATGAGGCTGAAGTACAGCGTATTTACAATAAAGTTTCTCTGTACACGACAAATTTCACAGAACCCTTATCCTATCAGGGTTCTGCCTTCTTAAAATTGCCAAAATTTCCTTAAACTCTTCTTTTTTCCCAAAACCAATTAAACGCTGAATCGCCATTTGAACATAGTCTAAACCATAGCGAAATAAACTCATTGAGAGTCGTCCATGCTTCTTTATTTTTATCGCTTTTTTTTGATCATGTTGCCATTCACCCGTTAAGTAACACCAACAGAAGCTTATAGCTAACACCGCAATCAATTTTTTCACTCGTCTAGGGTCTGTCAAGCGCGTATTTTCAAGATTAAACCCGCGTCCTTTGAGACAACTGAATAAGGTTTCAATTTCCCAGCGTAATGCATAATCCTGAATAGCATTGGCATTAAACTGAGGAGAAACGACGAGTAAAAGCTCTCCATTTTCTAACTGTAGTGCACTTATATATAGTTTCACCCGACCAACCAAAATCCGTCGTTTACGACATTCAATTTGACCAACTTTAAGATGGCGAAATAAATCACTAATTTTATGATTCTTTCCTAAATGATTGGTGACAATGAAGTTTTTTTAACACGAATGCAGAAGTTGATGTCTTGTTCAATTAACCATGTAAACCACTGCTCACCGATAAACTCTCTGTCTGCGAACACATTCACAATACGGTCTTTACCAAAAATGGCTATAAAGCGTTGAATCAAAGCAATACGCTCTTTCGTATCTGAATTTCCACGTTTATTAAGCAATGTCCAAAGGATAGGTATCGCTATTCCACGATAAACGATTGCGAGCATCAGGATATTAATATTTCGTTTTCCCCATTTCCAATTGGTTCTATCTAAAGTCAGTTGCACTTGGTCGAATGAAAACATATTGAAAATCAACTGAGAAATTTGACGATAATCAAAATACTGACCTGCAAAGAAGCGCTGCATACGTCGATAAAATGATTGTGGTAAGCACTTGATGGGCAAGGCTTTAGATGCAGAAGAAAGATTACATGTTTGCTTTAAAATAATCACAAGCATGATGAGCGCAAAGCACTTTAAATGTGACTTGTTCCATTTTAGATATTTGTTTAAGATAAGATATAACTCATTGAGATGTGTCATAGTATTCGTCGTTAGAAAACAATTATTATGACATTATTTCAATGAGTTATCTATTTTTGTCGTGTACAGAGATAAAGTTTATAACATGTCTAACACTGTTGTAAATCCTGCATTGAAAAATCAAGTTGGTGAGCTTTCTGGTCGCGTTGACCAGCTGGCTCAGGATACGAATACCCGCCTTGTGGTTGAAGCGAAAAAGTCTCGTGAATATACAGACTCCAGAACGACAGTTGGTGTTAAGTCCGACGGAACCCTGACCAGCGCTGATGGCGCTACAAAAACGATTGCTGTTAATGACGGTCTCGTTGCTCTGTCCGGCAGAACAGACAGCGTTGACCGCCGGGTTACTAAAAATACACAGGCTATTCAGTCCAATACTCGCCAGTTGCAGGAGCATAATGCACGCCTGAACAGCCAGCAGCGCCAGATTCGTGAAAACCACGAAGAGATGAAGCGTGCAGCAGCACAGAGTGCAGCGCTGGCGGGTCTTTTCCAGCCGTACAGTGTGGGGAAATTCAACGCCACGGCAGCCCTGGGTGGTTACAGCGATAAACAGGCGATTGCTGTAGGTGTTGGTTACCGTTTCAACGAGCAGACCGCAGCGAAAGCGGGTATTGCAGCGAGTGATGGCGATGTGTCCTACAACATGGGCGTTAACTTCGA